GGGCACTAGGCCCCTTGATTAAAACGGTACGTCATTGTAAGCAGAGTCAGGTGGCGAATCATACACTACTTGAGGCATGTCGTCAAGCACCACCTGTTCCTGTTGAACGTTCATATATTCTTGTGGAACATGCTGAAGATCATCAGTGACTGTCCTTTCAGGAATTGCAGACCGACTAGATGCCTGTCGTGCAATCCAATCGTTGTAATCCATGACTTTACGTGTTACCACATCGTAGATGAACGATGTAATGCTACCAGTTTCACCACCACGACATTTCGGCATGTCAACGTATGTACGGTTTTTCTCAATAGAGTCTTCCGACATTTTGTCACGACCGATAACAATGTTCACAGCAGCGGACTGTACGTTTGTAGAACTACCAAAGGCATCATACTCTGTTGGCATTTTCCAACCATCGCTACCACCAGAAGGTTTCCGTGTGTGAAGTACGTTGATGATCGTCACACCAGATTTCACAATCCGTTTCTGGAACTTCATGTGCTCTTCCTGTGCCGACATGTCCATACCACGCAGAATGTCGGTAAGTACGTCAACCACAATGATCTTGCAACCGTGCTGGTGAATCAGGGTTTCAATCTGCTTCTCCAACATTTTAATGTCACCATCACGTTCATCCAGAATAGAGAACCGTGGGCGACCATCATCATGAGTCAACAGATCATCATACAGGGCCTTGATTTCAGGACGATCAAGATAGTTAAGGATATCCTCGCCATCGCCAATCCACATCAAGTTTTTCTCAAGGTGTAGACTCAACAGGTCAATTGTGTACTGACCGTCTGTCATTTCCAGAGATACAACACCCACCTTCTCAGGTGCGTTGAACATCCAGTAGTAAACCAGATCGTTGATGTGTGTTGTTTTACCTACCGATGTATCACCAATGATATTGATGATTCGACCTTGCAGGAAACCGCCCTTTGTTGCTCGTTCTACTTCATGCCAGTGTGGCGGAAGTTTGATACGTGGTCGCATAAGCTCTTCACGTACAGAATCCATCAAACCAGAAGACTCTTTGATACCGGACGCAATCAGTGGTCGGGCGTTGTAGAAGTCACGGCAGAACTGTTGATGTTTGCCATCATCCAACATCTTGTTTGGGTCTTTACCAGACCATACCGCAATCTTAACCTTTTCCTTTGGCAACACCTCAGCAATAGCTTGTGCCGCCTTCTTACCAGCCTCATCGTTGTCCATACCGATGATGATGTTTTCATACCGATCACAGAAGTCACGGTTCAGAGCAACCTGTTTAGCACAGGTGTTTTCACCACAAGTAGGAGACACAACGTGTACTTCAGCAACTTGAGGCTTACCGGCTCGGTTCTCTTCAAGCATCTGGTAAGCAGCTACCTTATCCTCTTCACCACCTACAATCAAGAGGTACTTGTTAAAGCCTTGATATCGTGCTTGACCTGATAGTTGGTTCTTGCTACCTGTGTGACCAACGTTACCATGGGTAAAGTCTTTCGGATGGTTACGGCATTTATAACCAGCCATCTTACCTTTGGTGTTCGTCTCAGGATAGTGACGACTCAGAACGTTTCCGTCCTTGTCCTTGCGTGTAACGTGTCCGAAGAAACGCAAGTATTCGTCTTTAATGTTTCGGTAACCCATGCCTTGGTAGGCGTGTACCTTTGTACCATTGTTCAATACGATGTGGGAAGCGGCAATAAATGCTTTCACTTCCTCATCACTCATTGAAGGAAGGCAGTCATTCTGCATCACTTCTACACCATCACTCAATTTTGCTTTCTCCTTCACATATTGTTCGTATGTCATACCCATAATACCCATCGTCAACTCTTTTACTTTCTTGAAGTCCTCTTTAATGTCAAGGTCTTCAGAGTAAGCAACAAAGTCGAGTGGGCTACCAGAAGCACCGCAACCATAACAGTAAAACGATGCTTGATGGTGATACAGCACAAGTGAAGGTGTCCGCTCCATGTGGAACGGACAGCAAATCTTTTCTTCACCTGAGTAGTCTTTAACGTAATGCTTTACTACCCTATCTAGCATTTATTCTCCTTAGACCAGTTCAAATTCAAGTTCAGTCAGGAACTGAGCATGACCCTCTTCATTCTCGAACAGATACAGACCGTCAGATTCTCGGTACTGACTGAAGTAGATCACTTCACCATCCTCGAAATTGTGTACCCACGATTTGATTGCTTTTGCTTTGTCGCCTACATTCAGGTTATGTTTCATCAGAGCATCCTCACAAAAATGATTTCATCAAAGTTCAGGTTTGTACCGAACAACGTATTAATATCTTCTACAAAGTGTTGTTGAATATGACCAATGTCTTCATAGTCAATGAAGAATTCAAACCACTCATCATCATCCTCTGTCAGTTGATATGGACTGTTGTCGTAACAGAACTGACGTTTCAACATTTTGTTCTTTTCAGCTACTTCAAGGAACGCCATACCGTCAGTGTTGAACGGTTGACCATTACAACCACCGCCTTTAACAACAGCTTTGTCACCATCTTCAAGCAGGATAGCGTGTGCAATCTCACCATCGTACTCAAGATGAACGAATGCTTTCACACCTTCGATTTCCGTTGTGAACTCATCAAGCTCATATCGATCAATATAAACTTCAGGTGTCATGTTGTACATGTCAACGAAATACTTACGACCTACTTCTTCTGAGGTTTCATCAATCAACCGACCAATTACTTTCATTCTTCTACCTCACGATGAGTGTTTGGAATAACCTCGAATTCACCAACGAACAGAGCACTCTTTTCGCCTTTGTCATCGATTACATAAACATCACTCTTGTCAGTGATAAGGTCATAATCCCAAGCTTCATATTCTTTACCGACAGTAAAATCATCAACTGCGGTAACACTCACAATAATTGCCTTATGTATCTTCATTAGACGCTCTCCTTTATGTTAACCATTGCTTGCAGTGCAGATTCAAAGGTCTTGTGATGCTCACCTTCACCCCAATACACTCGTGAGTAATTACAGTCTTCGACGTAACAAATCAAGAAGTCTACAGCTAATTCATGCTTCTGTAGTTTTTCAATTGCCCAGTTTGCAACACTCATTTTGCACAATCCTTAATCCTGAAGGGACAGATGTAAGAACTATGAATTTCAGTAGTGCGACGATCAACACCTTTTCCTGTATCAATTTTGAATTCATACTCACCAATGCAACAATCACAACCACTTTCATAATAGGTAAGGTCAAATTCAGCGTTGTACTCTTCCATGAGTGCTGCAAGTTTGCTCAGAAATTCTTCATGCTTGCTCATATACTTTAACCACCTTCATCAAATCATCTGTGTGTCGTTTAGCTGACTCCAATTGAGCAGCTACCCAAATCTTGAAAGCAAACCGTGCACGGTCACTGACATACTCACCATCAACCATTTTCAATCCATAACTGTTCCGACCTTCGCCACGCTTCATTTCGAAAGCGAATTCGTCTTTCCAGTAAGCTTCAAATCGTTCACGGGTAATCATTTCTCACCTCACATCGATACAGTGTACGTTCTAGGTGTTTCGAATTTCTCAATACAGTCACTATACTCCTTTACCGCAAAGGATGCAACTATTTTCATCTGCTCAATCACATCTTCACCTTGCCGTTGGTCGTATGCTCTGTCAAGACGATCTAGGATAGCTGGGAGAACCTTCTTATCTTGAACGTTCTTGGTGTAGAAGTCAATAGCCTTCTTCTTGTCCATGTCCATTTGACGCATCGTTGCTTGTGTAGACGCACTGTCAGAAATAATCAAGCAGGAATCGATAGCTTGTTGTCTGCGAATCTCTTCATACCTTGGACCTGCTGCAACATTCATGCCAACCAACAATGTCACTACACCAATCAATCCTACCAGTTTACGTTTCATCTGTCAATCTCCTTATCGTTAATTCAAAAGAAAACCCGCCGAAGCGGGTTATTCTCATTTGCTCACTTGGACGAAACCACGACCACGCTTGCGGCTTTTTGGCTGGTTCACTTTGATAGCCCAGTGTTTGGCAGATTGCTCAGTACCAACACCTTTAACAGAAGCTTGTTCATAATGTACTTTACCCATTCTTTATTACTCCTTTTCAGATTTCAGTTTTTCGATGAATTGCTCACGGCGTTCATCAGCAATTTTGTACTCTTCTTTCATGTGAGCATCACGCTCGGCAGAAGGTACAGGTTTACGCATCCGATCTTGAATCTCTCTTGAAGTTGTATGGAATTCAGGATTCGGAAGAGCCTTCACAGTACCTTTAGGCATGTAAGAAGGTTGAACTAGACTGTAGCCAATACCAACTGCTACAGAAATAAGAATCGCTTGTACCAGCTTCTTTTTCTTGTAACCGATGTACAGCGTTACAGCAACAATCAGTGGCAACAGGATGTTCAGCAAAACAATCATTTTAAATCCTCAACTTTATTCTTGAAACCAAGCAGGAATACTGCTAAGTGTGCTCTGAGTTGGCTTGTAGATGCATACACATCTACAAGCTTCTTCAGTTCATTTACTGACTCACGAAATTCGTGGTCTTTCACTTACGCATATCCATAATCATTGGAACCGACGAACCCATGACGGTTTGTGGCAGCTTACCATCCCACTTCTCAGCTTTCAGTTGTTCTACTTCCAGTTCTTTCATGCGAATAGTTTGAGGGGTGACAGCTTGAGCCTGAGCGTTGATCTTGATTGCTTCAGTCTCTGCTTTCTCTTTCTCAATCTGACGGTTCAGACGAGCCTCTTGCAGTTCACGTTCCATCTGGACCTTGCTCACAGCCAACTGAGCTTCTTCCTTCTGAATCTGTTCACGACGTTCAGCAGCAGCAACCTGTGCGTTAACAATGGTTGGTGGGAACTGAATGTTGGTCAGACCAGCGTAACGAACTTGGAACGGAGTACGTTCACCCATTACCTTTTGCAGCAGCACCTGAATATCAGAGTTGATCTTTTCGTTGTTCGATGCAATCTCCGAAATGGTGTACTGAGTCAGGTAAGCACGCACTTCAGCTTGCAACACCTGCTGACCATAAGTCTTGTAGATCGAATCAGCATTGATAACCGAATATTGATCGTTTACTGGCTGCTGTGGAAGCTTGTTGAACAAAGATTCAGCTTTCATCGGATCAACAGACAGAGTAGCACGAACATCAAGAGTCACTTCAAGTTTATCACTTGGAATGAAAATCTTCATTGGTTCGATGAAGCTCTTATCAGTAGCATCCAGTACAACCATGCGATCACAGTAGTTCACACAGAACGGTAGACGCAGTTTAGAGGTTGGAATCAGACCTTCTTGATAACCGTCTTTAGTCATGATCTTACCGACGAAGCCCGGCGGCACTTCAACCTTTTGACCGCAACCAACCATAAGAGCGGCAGCCAGAGCCAGTGCGGAAGCCTTTGCAAGGATACCGAATTTACGCATTTTGTTTCTCCTTTCGTTTAAAGTGTGCCCATTATACAGTAGGGCGATCAGTGTGTCAAGCGTTTTTGATTGCTTCTTCAAACATTTCTTTTGTTACGTTCGGGACAATATCACCAAAATATTCAGCACGGTCCTCTTCACGAACTTCAATCTTTGGATAGAAGTCAAATGCGATACCGGTCGTACCACGAACCTCACCATCGGGATCACAACTGAATGCTACCTCTTCTTCTGGCCAACCACTTTTACGAAACTGAGATACTACAGCAGACAACAGGGATTGTTCAAGCATTTTATTTCTCCTTAACAGTTTTGGGCAATATGCCATTTGCAGCATTCACATTCACCACAAGCCTCTTCCAACTCTTCATCATCCTCATAAGGATATTGAGAACCAACAGAGTTTACCTTGCCGTAGGATGGAACACGATATACAGTATCAGTTTGATCCTCAAGAACAATCAAGTATTTCTGAATGACATAAACCTCATCCTCGACAGACTGTTGCCTTTTGTAGTCATAACCATCCACCCGAACAAGTGCCAGTTTGCCGTCAACAGTCATCACCGTTGCGTCTATTCCATGGTACACACCACGGTCAACGACACGAACTTTATCACCTTTTACTAACTGACGGTAAGCCATTACTTACCACCCAGTTTCTTTGTAAGACTCATCAGATCACAGCAGATGAAGTATAGAATACCAATTGGCCAAGTGAAAGCAAATAACACTACAGCTTGACTGTCATCAGGAAGAACATTGCCACCTTCACGGTAGTGCTGTTTCATAGCTAGCAGAGCAAAGATATAACACACAACAAGACCAACAAGATACCCGATAATCCAACTCATTTATTTCTCCTTTTGTCTAGTTCTTTCTTTGAAATCATGACAGACGATACCTTCGTCTTACCAAATTTCTCATAAGCATACTCACATGCTTTAGTGAGGCTAGGGTGTCTCCCAAGCTTGCGAAGAAGTCTACCCTCTTCATCTTTCATTGTCAAGCGTGCAATGTACAAAAAGTTATTCATTTCATCCCCTTCGTGTTGACTAGATACAGAGTGTACCCATTTTCTTTAGGTAGTCAATAGCTTTTTACGATCACCGTTTGAGTCGCGTAGTGCCTTGTGGCAGCACATAATACCCTCACCGGTTTCTTCACGCAACGCCTGTACCATTTCTCTTGTAATTTCTACCACTCGCTTCTTAACTACTCGCTTTTCAACTGTGTACGACTGACCACTATATTCATTCTCAAACCCATTCGTTTCATTCAATCCTTTAGATATCTCGTTAGCATACTCTTCTGTATCAAAGATATCTACTATTTCTCTACTACCACCCTGTATGTCATACCACAATTCTTCTAACACTACAAATACTTCTTGACACATAGCTTCTCCTAATATGCTCAGATGGTGAAATTCAGGTAGACTTCCCCTTTAGGGAGAGACAAACGCTCTCCAAGGGTCTACCTGCGAATATGCTCAGACGGAGCCTCATTCCTGACATGCGGTCAGCACATACAATGGTATGCGAGGTAGGATAAAGGCGTCAACCCTTTTCTCCCGTGTGCGTTTTCTACCGTTGACGATAGCTTGCGGTGCTGCACAGAAGCCCGTAAGCTCCACTTCCACACCATGTTGGCCTGCCTCTTCTTGCCTTTAAACCTGAGCCGGTGAGTGCCTCGGACATTTCTCTCTCAGATCGAGTTGCCCACTATACAGATCGAAACGAATTTTGTCAAGAGGGGTTGACACGGAAAATGAACCTTGTAGAATGGCCACCATCAAAACGAGGATACAAAATGCTAAAGGTTCTGACACTTGACTTTGTAGAGGTTACACACAATGAAATTTGATCGTATTGACGCAGCACTACTCGGGTTCGCACTCGGTGGATTGCTCACCATAACCGTTCTGTATTTCGGAACTTTCGGACCACTGAAAGAAACGATTGACAGACACCAAACACTGGTGACAGAATGTGAAAAGAACATCCCGCGTAGCATTCGCTGCATTCTCACAGCACAACCGGAGACAAAGTAAATGGCTTGGAAATTGGAATTCGATGCACCAAAAGGTTTGCGTCAAATGCGTGGATTCGACTCAATCACCATCAGTCACCCTGAAAAGAACTTTTGGTGGTTTATTGGACCTGACCGTTGGGTAGACGTAAACAACGAAGAACGACCGGGTAAGGGTGAATATGAATACTCCTGCTAACACCACGATGTATGGCGTGGAGCACCAAAGACTGTGAAGGCGTTCTTGCGTTACCTTCGCAAGCGACCTGAACTGAAAGGTTGTGAGGTTTGGTTTGTCCATCGTGGCGTGTATTATTTTGGTAGTGAAGTCGTTCGACTCGATGTAAAAGCTGTGTGGGAGGATGAAGCATGATCGGTTTTCTGCGAGTCGTCTTCTTCATTGTAGGCTTGGTACTCACCATCGTTGGTTTTGCTAACGAGCTTGAAGCTGTAAAAGATATTGTGTGCGTTGTGATCGGTGTGATTCTCATGCTGATTACTGCTGCACCACTTGTCGGTGACGTATTGGATGGGCTTGACTAATGAGACACTTTAAATCTCCATCCATGAACAACCGTAACACTAGCGGGTTCGGTAATCCACTTGGTAACCAGAAGTTCACAGGTAAACCAACCCTACCTAAAAATATGAACAAACCTTTCTGGAAAAGGCTTGCATCATGGTTGAAAGGGGAGTAGAATGCTCACCATCGAAACGAACAAAGGATAATGAAATGAGCTTTGAAAAGACAATGGAGCAACTGCACGCTATCGAAATGTCGAAGCTGCACACTGCCATCAAGATCGCCGCCTATGCCGGTGCTGCAAAAACCTCGACGTTGGTGATGATCGCTGAAGAGTTGGTTGTTCCATCGCTCATGCTCACCTTCAACAAGGCTCTTGCCGTAGAAGCAAAAGAACGCTTCCCTTCGTGGGTTGAGTGTCGTACTACTCATAGTCTTGCATATCAGTACTTCGGTGCTCCTATGCAACACAAGCTGAAGCGTCCACTCGGTGCTTACAAGAACGTTGCAGGTACTGGTTCTGAAGTGGCTAAGTACTTCAAGATGAAAGACTTTACCTTCATCCCAAAAGGTGATCGTGAGTCTCAACGTATTAAAGCTGGTGGTGTTGGTGTTGCAATCAAGGAAACAGTAGCTCGCTTTGAGCAATCAGCAGACCGTCAAATTGACATGAAGCATGTGTCTTGCACTCCGTGTAGCACAATTCTGATGAATGACCAAGCTGCACTACGTGCATGGAAGTTCACTATCTTTGAAGCTGCTGCTAAGTTGTGGAAGCTACGTACAGACCTTCGCTCGGATGTGTTGGCTACTCACGACACGTACTTGAAACTGTATCAACTGAGCAACCCTGACCTGTCTCAGTTCGAAGTGATTTATCTTGACGAAAGTCAAGACACTAACGCTGTTGTACTTGACATTTTCCTGCAACAGAAAGACCGCTGCAAACTCATTGCTGTAGGTGATGGTTTCCAGAATATTTATTCGTGGCGTGGGGCAATGAATGCTATGCTTGAACTGGAATGGCCTGAAGCGTCTCTGTCAAAGTCTTTCCGTTTCGGTCAAGCTGTTGGTGACCTTGCTGACATGGTTTTGGCAGACAATGGTGCTATCCAAACCTCTGTGAAAGGATTTGAAAAGCTTAACACTCAGGTTATGGGTAAGTGGGATTTGGATGAAGAGTTTTGGGATAGCCCATATACCATGCTGTTCCGCACCAACGGTGCCTTGATCTTCCAAGCTGTAGACTTGATTGAGAAAGGTAAGAAAGTGAATCTGGAGATTGACGTTTCCGATTTCACTAAACTGTTGGAATCAGCCATCGAACTGAGTCGTGGTAACATGGCTAAGGTCAAGCATGAATCTCTGATTCAGTTTGAGAACTGGGAAGAGTGTGGTATTGAAGCAGAAGCTGTACAAGGTGAATTGCTCCGTGTGTACAACATGGTCAATAACGGTAGCGTGTACAAGGTGCTGGGGGTTCTCTCGACTCATCGGAACTATGAACACCCTGACGTTATCCTGACCACTGCTCACAAATCGAAAGGTCGTGAGTGGGATAATGTAGTGCTTGCGGATGACTTCCCTTCCCCTTATAATCAGAAAGGTGAATGGGTAGGTCTTCCAGACATGGAACGCAATCTGTTGTACGTTGCTCTGACCCGCGTCAAGAAACTGTTGGGTTACAACGAGACAGTTGCGGCAATGATTAAGCGTGTGAAAGACCGTATGAACAATGCAATCAAACGTGAGGTGACAGAACTTGAGCGTGAACTCAGTTACATCCTCAACGACTAAATATGAATGGTGGGTGTTGACAAGGGAGGGGTACAAGTGTATCCTTTCCGACACTTTAGAAAAGTCACATTACGTGGCAAAGAACGTAAGGAGTATCAAGAGTGACGAAGACTGGTTTGAGCTTCAGCGATTTGGAGTACCTACCAACAATAAAGTTTGACGTAGCGAACGTAGACGATTACAATATTGTCGGTACGTTCCATCCTGACGCAGCCTGTGACACAGAGTATTTCGGTTATCGTGAAACTACGTTTGATGTTGTCCGTTTGTTCTACAAAAACTCTTATGGCGAGTGGATTGAACGACAAAAAGAAGAAGTAGAATATTTCGCGAATCTTTGTGATTCTCGTATAACTTATATTGTACAAAACAAAATTGATGGTTTCTAAGGATAAAGATATGCGATTCCAAATTCCAATTGGTGACTGGTCTGATGACGGTCATGGTAAATGCAAATACTTTACCTGTGAGTCTAACGGTGATATTTATGATGTTCGTGATGCATATTGGTTGCTTTCAGAACTGTTGGGTTTCCCATTCCACGAAATCTGTTCTGACTACGAAGAAAGCAAACTGACAGACGATCAAGCACAAACGTTGTACGACAATGGTTTAATTGATGCTGATGATCTTGAGTACTACACAAGTGGTAATGGTATCGAACATGAACACTTTGTTGATATTCTGGTAGCAGGTCTTAACAAAGTACGTCCATTGCTTTATATTACCGTTCTGCACAATGTGAGAACACCAATGCTTGTAGGTAGTGATGACCGTGATCGTCGTCACATCGGTCAACTTGGGTATGGTTTGTTCTATTGATTTTGTTAAAAGCTTTACTGGTAACAACAACTCTTCTATACACTGGGATTGCAGGTGATACAAAGCCTGATCCTAAACCTAAACAAGAATGTATTACATTCGAATGCTTATCAAAAAGGACCGTGTAATGGATCATATCACCCGTCAATACAATCCTACTCAACATTTTGATGAAATGTTTGAACTACTAAAGTTGATTGCAGTATTTGGTAATGACGAATATTCAAAACAAGCGATGCAACTTGTACAACGAATTAACATGGAGAAACAAAAATGAACTGCCCCGGTTGCAACAAACAAATGATTGATGGTCAAGTGTTCAATGGTCTGCTGAAATGTCATTGGGATTGTCAAGACATTGTGAAAGCACAATCTGGTGCTCAGGAAGCCGGTATGGACCGTGCTATTCGTCGAATGGCTCAAGACGGTATCGTACCGGGTCATCCTCTGTATCAACGTATGGTCGCTGAATTGGTTGAGGCTCTGCGATGAAGATTACAGGTCATTGCTTCTGCGAATACGAAGACGGTATTTACTATGAAGACGAAGCATCCGCGATTGATGCAGCTTTGTCTCTATCACTTGAAGCACAAGAGCTTGTACCGGGAATTAAGCTTAGCTATTTCCGTGGGGATGTGGTAGACTTTGAATCTGCTGATTTCATCACCGAGCATCAGCTTGACAACTTCTTTGAAGAATTGAACTGTGCAGCTTGTGATGAAGCAGGTGAAGCCGCTGAAGACTTTGGATACCATTCAGCAGAAGCACGTAAAGAGCTACAAGACTTCATGAAAGCTTGGGCTAACAAACATATAACTTGTGCCTTCTACGGTGTTCGCAACATAGTTGAAATCAAGTTCACTGTAACCGAACAAATGTACAAAGAATTCATGGGGGAATAAAATGGGTGATGATACTTTGATGTACCGTGCATACTGTGTGAAGACAGGTGAACAGCTTGGTGGTTGCTATGACTTTGATGGTGTTGGGCAAATCTGTACTATTCTGTTCTTTGAGAAAGGCATTGTTCCAGCCAACATTCGATTTGAACGTGTAAAAGGAGAATAAAATGAAAGTAATTGAAAAAGCAATTATGAAAGAAACATTGAATCTTACTCAACTCAAGATGGGTAATGTATACCGCTGTATGAATGGTGACATGAATGG